TTATATTGTACTTTGTTTCTATAGCTTGTATTATATCATAAAGTCTAAGAGCAAACTTTAAATCAGACCACAATACTCCGTGAATATTACTTGCATCATAATATAAATTTCCATCATTAGTTGTAGAACCTGAATCATAATAAAGCTGAGTAGTGTGTGTAATTAAAGGAGTTATTAATGTGTCTACATTACCTACTAAATTACTTCTAATATTAGTAGCGGTATAATCTAAGTTATTAGAGTTTAAAGTATCTAATGCACTTAATTCATCATCTTCTAAAACGTCTTTTAAGTTTACTGTCTCACCAAAGAATGTAATCTTATAAGCATAAGGTTTATTCTTCTTCATCTCAACACCTTCTAGTCTTATAAATCCTTTCTTAAATGGAATGTTATTAAGCTCTATGTTAGCACTTACTTTATTCCTAGCATCAAATGAATTAACAGCTATGTCAAAGTTATAGTAATGACGAAATAGTATGTTATTAGTCTTACTTGCAGGTACAGTAAAAGATTGTGTAAATTCAGTAAAGATTTTAGCAATATCTCTAACATTCTGTATAGTTTGAGTTATAGAAACAGATTCATCTTTAAATAAATCAACTCTAGTTGTACTAATGTAAAGCTGAAGTTTTTGCATTATCTAATGTTATTTATATAATCAAAGGCTTCTTCAAATTGTATAGTATAGTCAATTAGATTATCGTTTAAACTTGTTTTAAGAGTCATATTGCTAGTCTTGACCTGAATAGCAACTGGTAAATTATTCTTTTCAATCCAAACATCTTCAGATAGTAGTAACTGCTCAAAGTACGGATTAGCTCTTTCAGGATAATAACCAGAACTTAGAGAATAGCTTGTTTTTCCATTTTTGTTATAAGTAGTTATTGGATGCGGATAGGTAGGATAGGTGCTATATTTAGGAGCAAAATAACTAGCAGTAGTTGTGCTAGTGTCAATAGTGTTTCTTTGATATGTCTCTTGAGACGTATTTAAAAGCTCTACATCTTTAGTAAAGAAATAAAGCCATTGTACAGCTCCTAATTTGTTTACAAAATAAACCTTTATAGGAGTATATTTAGAACATCCTACTCTAGTTACAGCACAAGTTGAACTTCTATAAGATACAGAAGTTACTGAAGTCCCTACTGTTATATGTCCTTTTGTTTCACTACCATCTACAGCCACGATCCAACCTGACGTACTCTCAGGCATAAAGATTTCATATCCTCCGCTTGATGTGATCTTATCTATTAAAAAAGCATCTGAAGCAGCCTGTGAAATAGTAGGATTAGCTCCATCCATATATTCACCAAATCCATCAAAGCCTTCATATATTACTGTATCAGTATTTGATCCGTTATATTGTACTATGCTACCAGTTGCATTTGCACCATCATAAAAAGTAATTGCTCTAGATATTGCGATTCCAGATAAATTAGAATAAACTACATTAGCAACTACCCACAACGAAGGATCAATATAGTCTCTACATAATTCAGCTATTTCAAATGTTACTGTATCTCCTGCTGTACATTCTTTTATAATCGTATATCTTAATGTGCTATCTATTGTTAATTCTAACTTAGCAGACTTAGCTCCTGAAGGAGTTGTAAGTATTTCATATCTTGGACTTCGTAAAGGAAATATAGTTGCCATATCTTATTTTTTTTCTCCAAATATTAAACTGTTTTCAATATCTAATGCAAAGGCTTTTAAAAGTTCATCACCATATTTCTGTAATCCTTTATTAAATGGATTAGAAAAAAACAAAGTTTGTTTTAATCCTTTACTATATATACTTCTTACTATAAGATACCTCATTGATTTATAACTCATAAACCTACCTTTTTTATCTTTGAATTGAAACTTCTTTAACTTTAACCATCTTTCTATACCTTTAGTTAATCCTCCTTTTGTTCCAGTTCCTGAACCAAATCTGAAATTATTATCAAATATAGATTTACCTGTTCGTGTATAACTAGACTTTATTCCACTTACCCCTTTATCTTGAAACTTACCATAGTCCTCCATTAAGAACTCTATAAGAAAGGCATCTTTCTCTTTATCTAATTCATATCTTAAAGAGTTGTATAATTCTTTAGAAGCGTTATGTTTTCCTTTAGTTAAATTACTTCTAGCCTGTTGTATAACATACTTAGCGTATTTAGTTAATGTCTTTTCTATTTGTTTAAAATCCATTAGCAAATAGTTATATCATTATAAATTAAGACATCCATTGTAGCTGTCCATCCTGCTAGTTCATTATCAAACCTATCATAGAAAGGTTCTAATGTCGGATCACCTTCTACTTGGTATTTGTCAGTATGTAGAGTTCCTCTTTTTAAAAGCTGAATTAATTTGTTTAATACTACTAGCTGAGTATTAAGAATATCTTGAAGATTGTTATTACCTGTGAATATATCTACTGTTTCTTCTTTTGATCTGTTTACAATATCCATAGCAAGTACGCTAATATTAAAATTAAGAGTTTGCTCTGCTACTGTTACGTTATTTACAATTAAATGAGCCATTGGAAATATATCCTGCTTTCTAAGGTTAATATCTGATATGTCTCCTGTGGTTACTGTGTTTATATCTATGTCATTTAAAAGCTGCTCTTTTATTGTGTTTGTTAATTGGTAAAAACCTCTTACACCTTGATTACTCATTTTATTCTATTTTTAATTTGAGCTGTTTCCAGTTCGTGTTTATCTTTAATATAAGCTAACATCATAAAGCACTTATGTACATTTAATTCTGTGATATTTTCAAATCTTGTAATATCTCCTCCAGAGAGTTGGTAAATTGATTGATACCATCCCCATTTCCTTCCAAAATTAGATACTCGGTCAAGGCTTTCGTCTGCTTTTTGTCCAAATAGTTCGTCATATTCTTTGACAAGTCTAGACCTAAATTCATCAAAAAAAAAACAGAACTTGTTACTGCTGACATAGGCATATCCAGTAAACTATCATCTATCTTTACATTATACTCTTTTATAGAATATCTATCTTGGAATTTATGCTTTATAGGTCTATATAAAACATTCATAGCCTTTTCAATATTATCCCAATCACCTACAAAAGTATCTAAATCAATATACTCTCCTAAACTTAAATCATCTAATGAAGGATGAAATCCGTATTCTGTTTTACCTACTTTAAATCTTCTTACTAAAATAGGTTTTGACTTAAAGACTTCTTCTAACATTTTACAAATCTTCTCTGTGTCTTTTAGCTTCATTCTTAACACCTGTTTCAAAGGAGCGTTACAGAATATCTCAATCATCTTTGCTGCAAGAAACTTATCATCTTTGTTTTTATCTTGTATCTTCAGATAATGTTTATAATCACGTAAAGACACATCAGCAAGACTTGCAGGAACTTCTAATTTAAGTTTCATAATATTATAACGTATTTAATTAAACATTTTTAAATAAAAAAAAGGTGAGCTAGACATACCTTAACCACTTAAGTAAATCGTATATCTGCCCACCTATCCAAACTAACTAAAACTATAAAAACTATAAAAACTATTTTTTATCTGCTAATTCTAATTTTTTAAATTTTTCGTATTTGCCTCTGATATTCTCTAGTCTTAATAGAGCTTTATTCATTCTATATTTATAGTCGCTATAAGCTCTGGTAGTCTTATCTAAGTCTCCGTTGATTCTTATAACATAAAATGAGATGTCTATTAAAGCCTTTGACAATGCTTGTAATTCTTTGTTGTTAGGTTTTAATTTTCCCCATTTTAAAGCTAGTTCTATACATAGCTGAATATTCCCATAATATTCTAAATCGTGTAAGTTCCTAATTTTGTCCATAATCAAATTTAATAAAAATTAATAAATAATAAGCTAAGGTAGAAAAATACTGTCCACAATAACATAAATAAAATACTCTCAATTATCTTTTTCATCTTAGTTCTTCGTTTATTTCTTCCATCATTAAACTCTCAAGTTCATCATCTAAATCATCAGCGTTCATTAGATCATCATTTTTATATAGTCTAATATCTATTACTTCTCCACCACTTGGAGGTTGGTAGTAGTCTCCTTTATCTTCTGGAGTTACACTAAACTCAACAGAGTAATCTATCTGAGTTCCATCTTCCTCGTAATCGTAAAAATCTATTTTATAGTTTTTCATAATATCTTTTTTAAAAAAGGAGGGATTGCTCCCTCCCTTAATTTATCTATATATATTATATCTTAAAGCCTGATAACCAACAGCATCTTCATCATATATTTCATTTTCTAAATCTTCGCCATCAATCTCAAAAAGATTTCCGACTACATTTCCTGTAACACCTACTCTCATTAAATTATCTCTAGTATCTTTTTCGTGCCACATAATTTCATAAATACAATCGTATTTTTTATCAAGTATTTTAGTTCCAACTTTTACGTTTTCCCCTAAAACTCTTTTTATAATATTTAATTTATTTATTGTTTCCATTTTAGTAATTTTAGTTCTGTGTCTAATGACATTACAATAATAACACTTATTTATTTATAAACAAAATATTTAATAACTTATTTTAAGATATGTAATATGTGCCTTTATTTGGCGTTTCTAGTTGCATCATTAAAGCATACCTAGCAGCATCAATACAATCTGGGTGAGTTCCTGTAGGCTTCTGTAAATCGTTTCCTTCTTTATCTTTACTCCAGATGTATCCTTGTAATTCTTTGATTAGATTCTTTGATCTTGAAGTTACGTATATTTCATTTTGATTAATTAGGTTAATTCCATAGACTATAGAATCTCTACCTTTTGTTACTCCTGATATTGAATGACCATAAGAACGAATCTCACTAATACTCTTAGGTTCTGCTGAGTCAGCGTAAATATGTTCTGTTATATCGTTGTTCTTTAAGAATAAACTAATGTCTCTATTTAACATCCCTTTACGATATAAGACCTCATCATAGATATAAGCATTGTTATATTTATACAATCTAATATAAGCTGAAGGATCAACTGAATATCCAAAGTCAAGACCTGCACAAAGTAGTCTAGCTTCTTCTGGTATATTATCAATGTATTTCCAATCAGGAATACATACACCTTCTAAACTACCTATCTGACCTAATCCATATACCTTCCACCAATTTGCCCAATACGTAGATGTCTTAGCTTTCTCTTTTGCTTTCTCTATTTCTTTTACAATAGATTTAGGAAGGCTACTATTGTCTTTATATGTTAATGTAACAAACTCTGTATCTGGTTGTCCTATAAGTTCTTTATCTACCCAAAACAAATTAGCAGGATTATAGTCTAACCAAATATTACCAGAGGTTCTTATGCTTAACTCTTGGTATGAATCAAAGCTAACATTAGAACATTCGTTAATAAATAAATCAGTACGTCTAGCTCCTCTTAATCTATCTGGCTGATCTGTAGAAAAGAACTCTAAATATGAGCCATTACTAAACTCGTATTTTAAGGTACTTTTATTGTACTTATTATCGTCATACCTATTAAGAGCTTTTAAGATGTTTAAGAAGTCCTTTAAAGCACCTCTACGTAAATGTGGGATAGTCTCTGATACTATGCTTATCTCTTTACCTGCGTTCTTTATTGCGTAATCAATTAAGATTAATAATATAGCTATTGTTTTTCCTGCTGATGATCCTCCCCTGACAATCCTTATTCTCTTATCTAGTTTTCTGAGTTTAGACAGAGCTGAGGTTTTTGTTAATTGCATATTAGTCTATAAATAATGGCTGATCTTCATTTATAGTTATGTCCTTTGTTTCTTTTGGTTTACCTGCATAATAATTATAATACAGTTGTACGTACTTAAAGTCTCTATCCTTTAAGCCTTGTTCTAAAGCAGCAAATGCTAAAGGCTCTAATGGAGTTAGCTTTTCTATTAATTCTATTTCTTCGCTTTTTGATTTTCTTCCTGCTCCTTTTCTTTTACCTCCGTAAGTACCCATAATTTATTTAATTTTTTAAAACTTATGTTAAGCGTTTTCTTAATATATTTTTTAAATGAAGATAATCTATTTATATACATATCTTGAAAAAACTTGATTATTCAAGTAATATAACGTATCTATTTAATTATTTTACTATGTTTTATTATTTGCTGTCGTGTTTGTTCTCTATTTCTTTTTGTAAGTGAGCTAAAGCTCTCCAAGCTACCTTAGCTGAATGTTTAATTCCATCAGTATCTGTTTGACCAGATTCCATTAAATGTCTTACAAGAGCATCTAATTCGTCTGTGCTTTTTGATCTATCCCAATGTAAAGGTTTATCTGGATGATGTTGTTGGTTTCCTGCATAACTACATTTAGCTACTTCTGCTATAGCGTCAGGAAAGTATTTTAATACACCAGAATAAATAGGGATTTGTTTTCTTTTGTCTTTGTCTGTTTCCATTATTTAATTCTTC